TGATGTTATCATAATAGAAGATTCAATAAGTTTAAGTAAATTATTTGTTTGATAAAAACATAAACCGATACACATAGTTCTCATTGGTCCACCAGAGCCACCTGCAATTTTAGAATACGAGAAATTTTTCCAATTAACTCCCGAATTTATATTTTTAATGGCTTCTAATGTCTGTCTACCTGCCAATAATACATCCCTCATATATGCAATATCCTGAAATGATACAACATATTGTTTTGTAATATTATTATATAATTCATCCCTATTTGAATATGTATCAATAAAACCCTTGATAGTATCAAAATGCATTACAGTATCATCTGAAATTTTTAAATTTTCTAAATCTAAACCAATAATAGCACCTTCAGCAATAAATCTGAAAACCATTAGAGTTGATAAACCTTCGCCAATTATATTAAAGTTTGGATTATTATCGACAGTTATTACATTTGAATAATTTTTTTCACGATTACCATTACCAAATCCAATTTTATCACCTAGAGCAGCTAAATAAATAGATGCTATAAAATTATCAAGTTTATTACTCATTCTAATTATAAATAGATATATAAAAAAATTATGAATGATTTTAAGACTTGCGTTTATATAGAAATTTATAATTTAAATACTAGTTATATATAATTAATATTATAACTATGGAACAATTAGCAAATACAAGTTATTTATGTAAACAATTAATAGAGATCAATAAGAAATATTCATCTAATAGTTTTATTGATATTGATTTTATTGATTTATTTGGCTTAAATTCTAAAAATACAAAAACAATTGTTGATTTAGATAAGATTAAAAAAAAATTAACTGCTAAATATTATAATCTGGCCTTAAAATATCATCCAGATAAATATTTAACTGCTGAAGAAAGTATTATAAGTATTAAAAATTGTTTTGTTTCAGTCGATGAAATTAAATCTGGTGAATTTTTATCATTTATTAATGATATTCACGAAATGTTTAATAATATGATGACTGAAGATCCAGAAAGCTTAATTAATATTATTAATGGAAATACTGAGGATGTATTAAATAAGTTTGATATTAATGGAGATTATTATAATCTAAAACGTAGATTTGATACAAATATTAGTACAAAAGAATATTTAAAACCAACAGATGATCAAATGAGGGAATTTGAAGAGGAACTAAATAAGGTAAAAATCGCAGATTTAAAAATTAATGAAGATCAACTAAAATCATTAATAGAACAAGAACAAGATAGAAGAGAAAATTTAAAGGTTGATAGATTATTTACAGAAACACAACAGGCTGATCCTAAATTTAATGATATGTTTAATGAAGTATTTGATAGTACAAAAAATTCATTTATGAATACGCCAGGAAATGATCAAAATGATCAAAGTGATTTAAATAATATTTCTAATACAAATATAATGGCATTTAATTTTAATAATAATTATGATTTATCTACTGGTATTAGTTCAACTGGGTTATCAACATCAATAACTGACATTTCAGAAGCATTTGGACCAATTAGAGTAAATAATAATTCAAAACCTCAAACATTATCATATGAAGAATTATTAGCTCAAAGAGAATCACAAGATAAAATTTTTAAGAATCCAAAATTATCAAAACAAAATACTAATTTAAGTCAAATCTAATTTAAATTTCATTATATTTAGAACCATATAATTTCTTAATACTTTGATGAACATTATTATGTTCATTAATTTGTTCGTCAAATATATTTTTTATAATATCAGGTAGTTGTTTTTTTGTTTGATCATAGCCATCAGATATAATTTTCTGTTTAGTTTCTGAATCTACTGTAAAGTTAAGACTGGTAGATGGACTCATTGATGTATCAAAAGATAGTTTAACATAATTAGATATATTATATTTAATAGATTTGGTAAACATAATTTTAATTAGTTCTAATGAATATCCTAAATAGTTAACAATATCTTTATCAGATAATTTATCTTTTAGTATTTGCCAATTTGTTTTATATGAATCAGAACTAATACCAATTGTTTTATTAAAATTTTCTTTTTTTATTCTATTAATTGGAAAATTTTCAACTATCCCGCCATCAATATATATATTGTCTTTGTATTCAAATGGAGGAATTAATACTGGTAATGCCGAAGTCATATATAACCCTTGCCAAATTTTTAAATCTGGCATTGTTTCGTAATTTAAATCAACTGACATATTATCTTTTAGTGAATAAGAGATTAAATGTAATTCTTTACCAGTAAGATCATATAATTGTTTAAAAGTTATATTTTCATCGAATCCCTTGAATGTTATAATTTTCTTAAATAAAGTTTCATAATTAATTTTCGGAACCAATCCATAATTTTCTATAAAAGTATCAATATCAAATTCTATTATTGATCCTATCGGAAACCCTGTACTAAATTTTAATGTTTCTTCTATATTCCATCCTAAATTCAAACAAGTAATGATTATTGCACCAATAGAAGTTCCATAATAATATTTTATTTTATTAAGAATTCCATATTCTGCAAATAACTTAACTGCACCTAAATATAAATATCCTTTTATACCACCACCAGAAATGACTAAAGTATTTATATTAATAATTTTAATCAAATTTGTGTCAAATTCTATATTATTATTTTTATTTTCCATAATATTACTCTTTTGTTTAATGATTATTTAAAATTATTTTTTTAAACAAAAATATATATTACACTAATAATAATAATGTTAAATTTATCCCAAATAAGAATAAAAAATGAACAAATAAAATCTGAACAACGACGTATATATCGTAAAATATTTAAACATCTTTGTTCGACCATTAATATGTATGCTGAAATGGGTAAAAAATTTTGTTTATTTAAAGTTCCAGAATTTTTTTTCGGCGAAATATCATATCCATTTGATGAATGCATAGAATATTTAAATAATAAAATTAATAAATTAAAAGAAGATAAACAAATTACCGATGTTTCATTTTATGAACCAAATGTTTATTTTATTAAATGGAAAATATAAGTTGGTTTAGGTTTAGGTTTTATTTACTTATAAAACAAATTTAATACCATTAATACAAGTATACCTATTAAAAAAACCATTAATGTCTCTTTTAATTGTGGATTTGTCGCTAATAAATCTGCTAATTTGTTTGATTTACCAAATCGATTTGATATATACATCCGGCATTCCTCGCATTCTTCTAAATGTTCTAAAAAATCATTACAACCAATATTCGGCTTAAAATGTTCTGACTGATTCGGTTTATAATTATCCGACTGGTTCGATTTATAATTATCCGACTGGTTCGATTTATAATTATCCGACTGAATCTGTTTATAATGTTCAGACTGATTATTATTAATATAATGAGTTTTATTGACTAATTCTGGTCTAGATTCTTTGTTAAACATAGATTGGTAATTATGGCTAGTTGGTTGAAAGCGTTCAGTTTGATTATTTATATTATGATGAAATTCAGTACTGGGTTGTGTTAATCCTGGTGAATTTTTTATAAAATCGGGCCAAGCTTCTTGTATAGAACAATACATTATATTATTAGAATTATAGATAATAATTTTATAATTTATGGATTGATTAAATAAAAAAAAATAGACATATAATATATATTATCAATATGAATATCATCAAAAATATATTAAAAAACCAATATATAACTACTATTATATCAATTGTTTTATTATTATTTTCAGCAACTGTCAATAGATATATTAATCAAAAACCAACCTTTATAACTAACCAACATGGTAAACATTTTTTATTAAAATTTTATACTACTATTTTTAATCATCATTTTTTTAGATTAGCTTATTTATTAATAATTATATATATATTTAATTATGACGTTAAAATTGCTTTATCATTATCTATTGTATTTTTAATGATGAATATTTTAATAACAAATAATATGGCAAAAAAAAGTTTTGGTCAATTTGAGAATTTTATAGAATTAGAACATTTTACAGATGAATATAAATATTCTAAATGAATTATACTCTTGAATTTTTTGGTATAATTTTATATTTTATTGAAAAAATATTCAATAAATCATAAAATTATTTTAATAATTTTTAAGTTTAAAGATTATAAATACTTTTCTAATAAAATTTATAATAATACAATGAGTAAACTAAAAAATAATGTAAGTACAATTACTTCTACAGATCTTTTTTATGAAAATTTAGCCGATCCAAGTAAGTTACGCCCCGTTAATCAAACTGCTAAAATTGTTAATAATAGTGATTCAGAAGATGAAGACTCATTTATGGTTGATATTAATAATGGTACCAATAAACCATCTCCAAAATTAAATTTTAATTCTGAACAAAGAAAAGATTCAGAAAAACCAAATTTACGAGAATCTGAAATAAAAAAATTATTGGAGGAAGACAAAAGAATGTCATTATCTGATTCTGATAGAAAAGGTTCAAGAGATTATTCAAAAGAATCAAAAGAATCAAGAGATTATTCAAAAGAATCAAAAGAATCAAAAGAATCAAGAGATCATTCAAAAGAATCAAAAGAATACAAAGATGAATATAAAAAAAAATCATATAGTTCTTCTGATGATAAACATGAAACAAGATCTTCTGATAAGAAAAAATCAGATACAAAAAAATCAGATACAAAAATATCAAATTTAGGTAATTATACATCTAGATTATCTTCTAGAAATAGAAGCGAAAGAAGCGAAAGAAGTGATAAATCAAATAGTAGTGATTCTAAAATAAATAATCTTCAAAAAACAATGAATAATAATTTAAAAATAAATTTAGATAATTTTTCATCAGAAGATATTAATAATAATTCAAAACCACCATTAGTTAAACCAATCGGATCATTAAATCAATCTACGTTTAACCAACATAATTTTAACCAACCAAATCTAAGCCAACCAAATTTACATAAACCAATCGGGTCTTTTAATCAACCTAATCCGAGCCAGCCTAATTTTAACCAATATAATCCGAGCCAGCCTAATTTTAACCAATCTAATCCAAGCCAATCTAATCCAAGCCAATCTATTCCAAATATAGCAACTCAAAAGGAGATTAAATTTAAAAAAATGGAAACTCTTGCAAAACTAATGCATATTAAAAGTTTAAATATTGAACTTACAAAACATTATACTATGGATTCAGATCTAGAAGATATGGAGGCCGAATTGAAATATCATTCGGATATTCAAACAAAAAAGAATGGTGTTCAACTTGCAAAAAGTTTTATGTGTAATGCAATTACTGGTTTAGAGTTTATGAATGAAAGATATGACCCTTTTGGATTTAAATTAAAAGGATGGGCCGATCAAGTTAAAATGAATAAAGATGATTTTGATGAAGTGTTTGGTGAGCTTTTGGAAAAATATAAAGGGGAGGGAAAAAAGATGGAACCAGAAATGAAATTAGCTTTAATGTTAGTTTTAAGTGCAGGTTCTTTCCATATGTCTCAGACTATTGCCACCGGTTTACCAGGTTTGGATGATGTAATTAAGAATAACCCACAATTAATGGCTAAAATACAATCAAATATTAATAAATCCATAAGTGGTCCAACTGAATTAGAGAAAAAACAAGAATTATATAATAATATTAAAAAAATGCATGAACAAAAAGTTAAATCTGGTTTAGGATCAAATACTCAGCCTAAAACTCAACCCAACCAATCCAACCAATCCAACCAACCTAAAACTCAACCCAACCAACCTAAAACTCAAGGGGGGATTTTAAAACCCACAAACCAACCTAAATCTCAACCCAACCAATCCAACCAACCTAAATCTCAACCTAACCAATCTAACCAAACCAACCAAACTAATCAAAGGCCAACATCTGCTACAAAACAAACAAAACCTACATCTGTAAAGAATTTATTACAAAACATTAAAAAATCAGTGCCATTAGATTCTATAGCAGATAGCTATAGTATTACCGTAGGTGATACTATAGATACAGAAACCGATAGTAGTTCACAACGACCATCTGTATCACAAGGTGTAAAGACAAAGAGTCGCTTACAAGGACGTAATAAAATACAATTTCAAAATAAATAATTTTTTATCTAATTATACTTAATTATTTTAAAAAACAAGGCCAACATCCTTTTGATGAATTTTTTTCAGCTTCAAGTTGTGCAATTTTAGTTTTTAACTTACAATTTACTTCTAAAAGTTCTTCTATAGCTTTAACAGCTCTAGACGCTTGTAATTTAAGTTCACTAACTTCACTATCTTTTAATGTTAATTGATTCGCGTACTCTTCAACCAGTTTACTAAGTTTAGGATATGTATCTTTGTATACGATTTCTTTACTCGATGGATCCAATTTATAGGATCCTTCTGAATCAATAGTTTCGGATACTTGTTTTAACTCATAAGTAAGTTGCGTGTTACTTTGTTCTTCCATTTTTTAAATATATTAATTAAACTATATTTAAAAATTTAAACTGTATAAAAATGTCATCTGTCTGAAATATATTAATAAAATTATTTTTAACCGTAGCAAATTAAATTTTATATTTCAATATGTTCAGAATTGATTATAATAAGTTTAATACAAAATAATTTTAAACTATAAAAATTAGTAGTTCTTTATATAAACTATCTTATATTAAACTAATTCAAACATTTAAAGATATCAATAATATTAATTATTATTAATTTAAATGTTTGAATATTCTAAAGATGATAATGATGCCATAACAAGTGATCAATTGACAGTTGACGAACCCAATATAAATAATTCAAATGTTATACTTACTACAACAGTAGCTGCGCCAGTAGAAAAGAAAAAAAGGGGTAGAAAACCAAAAAATGCTTTACAAAATACTACTCAAGAAAATAAAGATAAAGATAAAGTTTCAGATCCAGATAATGATCAGGGTCAAAATCAAGACTCCGATCCAGATAAAGAGAAAAACACTACGGACTGTAATTCATTAGACCAAAATAATGGTACCTTAAAGAAACGTGGTCGTAAAGCAAGTACAAAAATAATTAATTTAACTCAACCAGATAATAATAGCACAGAGATGGTTACAAATCTAATTGCGTATTTACCATTAAAAATGTCTGACATTTCTAAATTTATATCAGAACCAAATACTGAACAAAAAACTGATACATTAAAAGATGATAAAATAAATCAAACCGTTAAAAATAAATATATCGGATCATTTAATGAAACATTTAATGAGTCGTTTAATGATTCATTTAATGATGCGTTTAATGATTCGTTTAATAATTCACATGCTAAACATAAAAATAATTGTGGTTTATGTATGAAATGTGTTACATATGAAGATAGAATAACAAAATTAGAAGAAGAAATCGAAAATTTAAAAAATGGAATTATGGACAGTACTACTAATTTTAATAAAAAAATATTCGAATCAAAAGTTAACTTTTTTGATCGTTCTTCAGGCGAATGGAATGAAAAAACAGATATTGCATGTTGGTGGTGTTGTCATAAATTTGATCATATACCAATCGGTATACCTGAATTTATAAATAAGGATAGATTTTATTTATTTGGTTGTTTCTGTTCTTTTAATTGCATGATGTCGTATAATTTAGATTTAAATGACTATAAAATTTGGGATAGACAAGCTAATATATATCAAATGAAAAATAGAATTGATCCTAATAATAAAATAACTATTCATCCTGCACCACCTAGACAAACATTGCAAATGTTTGGTGGGCCATTATCTATTAGGGATTTTAGAGAAAGTTTTTTTATTCTAAATAAGGAATTCAGATGTTTTTTTCCACCAATGATTTCAATTATTGGAATTATTGAAGAAGATAATCGTGATTTATCAGGAGGGATTAAAATAAAACATAATAAAATGTATGATGAACCAATAATTAAACGTCGAACACAATTACAAAAACAAAATCCATTACAATTACTTGTAAAAAAAACTTAATCTAATAAAAATGAAAAAATAAAAAATTAAATAATTGATATATATTATGTCAATTATTTAAATCTTGATAATATTAGAAAATTATCTACACATGAAGATA